AACTAAGTGTATAATCATTTTTTACACTCAACCAAAACATTCTTTCTTACTTCTTCATAAAATAAATTAGGTTTTTCAATAAAGTTAAATTCTACATCTATTTTAATATCCTCATATGTTCCTAGATCTTCAACTAACTTTCCATTCCTACCTTGTATGGTTAACTCATTAAAATTTCTGCTAGGAAGTGGAACATTAGGTCTTTTAATTACTTTTAAGTTTAAATCTAAGCAGTTCATTCCATTAAATAATATAAAATATTTCATATTCCACCTCCTATCTTGCCCATGCGTTTTCTATATCTACATTTTTAGCAATACTTTTAGCGACCTGTTTGCCATCTAATATGCTATTTACTTGTACATATATTACTTGTTGTTTATTTGTATTTAACCTTTGTTCTAATCTATCAAAATTCTTCTCCATCTCGTTCCACAACACCCTTAAAGGTAAAACCGCTTCTGCACCTTTCTCTCCGCCTACCATTCCATTAGATCCATTTAACCCAAATAGCGTAGGTTGTGTCATTATACCACCGTTAGCATAGTATTCGACTCCAATTTTAGGAATCGATGGAGGTGCTAGAGAAAATGAACCACTTATCTTAAAATGAGGTAATTTAAATGAAGGAAATTTAAAACTTGATACTAAATTCCATACTGAAGAAATAGTGTTTTTAATACTATTAAATGCACCATTAACCATGTTTCTAAACCATTCCACATTATTATAAGCCGCCACAAGTCCTGCAACCAATAAACCTATAGCAGTTACAACCAGACCTACTGGATTTGCTTTTAGTGCTATATTCAAATCTTCTTGTGCCAATATTTGTGCAAAGGTAGAAGCTTTCCATATATCCATTAATTTCGTTACTGTATTTATTATTTTCAGTGTTCCTATACTTGCTGCAAGTCCTGCTGCAACTGGTATTAGAATATTACTATTATCTATTACAAAACCTATAATCTTTCCTAACCCATCAAACAATGGTACTACAACATCAATTGCACTTTTAATTATTTGTTGAATTTGAGGCATATTTGTCTGTATATTATTTGCAAACTCATTTAACCTAGGCAAAACACTTGTTGTTATTACATCACTTAGTCCAGCTTGAAATTGTCTTCCTATTCCAGTTATTGCACTATCCAAATCATTGTATTTTACTTGATTTAAATTTTGTAATGTTTTAGCTGTCATATTTGTATCTGCTTGTAATCCTTGTAAAGCTGTTAATCCTTTTACTCCTAAGTCTTCAAATTGTGTTCCAAATAGATTTACACCAGCCTGACTTTGCTTTAATGGATCTTTTATTGCTAATAAGGCAGTTAAAGTCTTATCAAAAGCTTGTTTAGCACTATCTCCACCTTTACCAAATTCGACTGCCATTTTGTTAGCATCTAACCCAATAGCTTGGAAACCCTGTTGAGTAGTTTTACTTCCATCTACCGCTCTTATGGCAAATTCCTTTACTGCGTCTCCGACTTTATCAATAGAAAATGCACCTTGTTTTGCGCCAGTTATAAGAACATTTGTGAACTCTTGAGCATCTAATCCTAGCTTTTTAAATTGCACTCCATATTCATTAAGAGAATCTAGCAAATCACCATTTTTATCTGCTCCACTTTGTGCGCCTTGTGCTATCAGTGTATAGGCTTGTTCACTTGTTATTCCAAAGTTTTGCATTAATCCATTAACGGCATTAATACTTTCACTTACATCAAAACCAAAAGTATCACGTATAAGTATCGCATTTTGAGTTGTATTTTTTAATTCATCATTTGTAAGTCCAGTAACTTGATTTACTTTTGACATAGCTTCTGAAATATCTTCGTAATCTTCTCCAAAATTATTAGCATAAATATCTTGCATAATTTGTTTATAATCTGCCATTTCCTCAGATGCAAGTCCTGTTTTAGCTTGTAAATCATTTAAAGCTTTAGTTAAATCTTTTGCATTGTCTATGCCCAATACTGTAGCACCTACCAAACCAGCACCTAGCGCAACAGTAACTTTCTTAGCTCCATCGTTTAAGCCTTTAAATTTTTCATTTGTCTTTTCAAGATTATCTTGAAATTTGTCAAATTTAGTAGAACTATTTTGTAGCTGCTCATTTACATCTTCAAGAGCTTTCTTATTCTGCAATATAGATTTTTCGGTTTCATTCATCTTCAACTTGTATTTGTCTATACTGCTGTTAACGCGATCTATAGCTTTATCATTAGCTTTGTATTCATTTTGTAGCTTATTTAATTCCTGTTGCAAAGTCTTAGTTTCCTTACTATCTTCGCCAGTAGCTTTAATACTTTCCTTTAGTTTTACTTCTACATCAGCTATACTCTTAGCTAGTTCAGTATTTCTTGTCTTATACTTATCAATGTCACTTGTTAATGCTGCTAATGTCTGCTTTTGCAAGTTAAAAATAGTGTTTTGTCCTTTGATTATATTGGTTAATTCCTTGCTTTTTGCACCTAATTGATCTTCCTTTGTTCCAAATAATTCAGCCTGTGTTGTTGCAACATTAAGTTCAGAAGACATAACCTTCAAATCTTGAGTAACCTTTTGCATCTCGGTTTGAAATTGCTTACTTTCCGAGTTAATTTTAATATTAGCTCCCATTATCTCACCTCACTTTCCTCTTGTTTCTTATCTGGATAATCTATCTTGTAGCATAAATAATCTATGTACGCTAAAATATCAGTTTCCTCACATTCTTCAAAAGTTGCATTATGATTTTTTATATTTATATCATAAATCTGAAACAATAAAGCTGTATATTTATCTTTATTTTTCTCAAACTCTTCCTCTTCATTTATATATCCATTTTCAAAATCATAATCATCGAAGGCACTACCTTCACTATTTTCATCAAGCAAAGGAGTGCCATTTATTTTTTTTCAAACTTTTTCATTTGTGCATTTGCCTTCTTACTTAATTCACTGCTTATGTTTCTAAATGCTTCTATTATTTCTGCATACTCAAGTTCGTCCAATACATCATCACTTGTGAATTGACCGCCAAATGCGTTTGCTATAAATTCACACATAACATCTAAATCTTCTGCTCCAAACTCATTATCTTGCTGTTTTAATTCAAAATCTTGCTGTATTACCAGTAAATTTCGCATTACTCTCCCTTTAAATTTTAATTGTTCATAAGTCTTATCTCCAACTTTTAACTTCATCTATATCAACTCTCCTATAAGTCATTTTCTAAATTAAGAAAGGACTAGAAATAAATCTAGCCCAATTATGCATGTAATGGTTCAACTACTTCTTCAAACCATTTAATTAAATGTGTTTCTGTGTTAACTGCTAGTAATGCTTTTGCTTCAGTATCTCCAGTTTGAAGTGCTGTCTCATTAATATTTACGCCATCTTCTCCATCAATTTCTCTATCTCTGCATGTAAATTTAATTGTTCTATTATTAATTTTAGTCTTGTCCGCTTGTGTATCATGTTGTGCCCCAAATGGTTCTGCTGTACAAACATATTTCCACACAAATTCATATTTTCCATTACTAACTTTTGTTCTGTATCCCACTGCAAAATCTGGACATTCATTTGTTGTAGACTCAATTCTCATTCCTTTAACTATTTTTTGTCCCATTAATAACGCTTCAACTTCTTGCGTTAATTCCTTTACTTCCACTTCTAATGTCTTTTCAGTAAGTCCCTGTACTGTTTCATCTTTATGATCATCGTAATAACTATTTTCAAAGCTACCTTTATAATCTTTTTTTAACGAAGCTGCCTTACCTAATCTCATTGGTGTATCTGTTGTATAACTAGTTTCGTTATTAGTTAATACTTTTGCAATAAACAAATCTTTAATACCTATGTAAGCCATATATATCTACCTCTCTTTATTCTATATTTTCTACATACAGCCATCTACTAGCTATATGCCATAATTGTGTATCATTTTCGTATAAATCTTGTCCATCCTGATACAAGAATCCATTTTCTTTCATTAGTTTCTTAATTTCTTTCTTTAAGTCTTGCGATTCATCTAAATCTTTTGTCCATAAATCAACTTGTAAATAATGTTCCTCTGACGTTGCTTCATCATCTGCAAATTCATCATCTAAGTTATCAAATTCTAAGTAAGTAATATGAGTATCATTTAAAGATGCATCATACCAACCATAAACCACAATTTTATCTAAACTTGATAAAGAATCCGCAACTAAACTTATAATATCCACTCATATCACCTCAATTTTTCTAATAATTTGTTATATTCTTCTTCAAATATTTTATCCCACTCTTTACGTTCTCTTGTAAAAACTTTTTTAAATGGTGCTGAAGGTAATCTTTTACTACTTCCAAATTCAACAAATTTACTATAAAAATAAGCATCATTTGCACCTTATTCAACAAATTTACTATAAAAATAAGCATCATTTGCACCTTTATCCCAGCCAATTATTATTGTAAGTTTTCCATCGACCTTTTTAAGTTTTATTGGTATGTTATCAGCTGCGTGCTTGAAAGTCCTACTACCTTTTCTACCACTTTTACTTACATCTTGGCTTTTAGGCATTATCTTTTGTACTTCTGTCTTTGCCAAATCTCCACACCGTTTTAAAGCTTTCTTGTCAGCCTCTTCAATTTCTCTACTAGTTGCTAGTTGTTCGCATTGCTTTATAAGTTCTTTTAGTCCAGTAACCTCGACATTAACCATGTTAACTAACCTTCTGCACTTGTAAAACAATATCAGTTTTACTATTAGCCATAGTATCTACAAAGATAATGTTAAAAACTTGATTGTCCCAAGTAACCTTATAATCCTTAGTATTAAACAATATTTCCTTCAACTCTTTGCTAGCTCTACATTTAAGCTTAATAGTATTTTGTAGATTAACATTGTAAGCACTGTATTTTTCCTGTCCTATTAAGTCCAATACACTACACCAACAACTATAATAATCAACCCAAGTTTCAGTTTTCTTGCCACCAGTGTATGTTACAGTTCTCTTTTCTATTTTTATTCTTGTATTATATTTACTAGCATCCATAAAATCACCTTATAAATTAAGAGCGGATAACCCGCCATTAACTAAAATTCCATTCTCTTTAATGATCTCTTTGAACCTAAAACTGGTATAAATCTTTCAAGTATTCTTATCTTTACAGTATCATCTTTAAATCCTGCTTCAGTACTTCTAGCTATTGTTATAGCCTTTCTATCACAGTACTTAACAACTTCCTTGAAGTGTAAAACGTAGAATATTTTCTTTCCTGCTGTTACTGGTGGAAGTAATGTATCTTCTACATAAACTATAGGTTTACCATGGAAATACTCTACTCCTCCAATCTCTGTTATTAAGTTTAATGGTCTACCTTCATTGTCATTTAAATTCTTAAGATATACATATCCAGTAACATTTGTTAACGTAACCAATCCAGCCTTACAGCTTGGTAAAGCAGAATCTATTAATTTATTTAAATCTGTATAATCTGCGCCAGTTGCAGCCACATCATTATCTTTAATAACTTTTAGTATTTTTACGTTCTCTTTAACTGTAGCTATATTAGCAAAGTTCTTATTTACTAAGCTCTCCATTTCAACTTCTGCATCATCTAACAATTCAGATGTTAAAGATTGAATTAAACCAACCTTTGCGCATTTAAAAGCTACATCAGTAGTTACTAGTGTGCCATCAACTATATCATCACCTTCAGCTACGTCTGCCATTTCATTTTGATCTAAATCGATAA